AAGCGAAGAACTTTAATATTGATTACTCCAACTAATCCGCCAATACACGCGCAGTATTGACGGACTTGCCAATACTATTTTTTCTTGGCAGTCTTAGCAGCCTTCTTGAATTGAGCTGCAGTCGGTGCTCCTTTAGCACCAGGTTTACGCATCTTTTCTCCACTACCTTTAGCGATACGTTCTCGCTTAGCATGGATGTTAGCGTAGAGTCCAGCTTTAGCCATTACTTTTTCTTACCGCCACCTTTGTGACCTTTCTTACCGCAAGACATTAGAATACTCCAGGAATAATTTGACCAGTAAATACATAAGCACCCACTGCTGCAACGAAGCCAAGCATAGCAAGGCGACCATTCAGCAGTTCAGCGCGTTCGTTATGGGACACAGTGTAATCAGAATCGTGGTACATGGGTGGTTCTTTAGCGAAGATGTTTTGTTGATCGAATTCGTTGGTAGTAACTGTCATCAGTATTGAAGATCAGAGCGTTCAAGTTTTGCATACACATCATTACGATATGCAGGGTCTCGTTCATAACGAGGATCAGACATAGCTTGAACTACTTCTGCTTGTGAACGGAATACGTCACGATTAGATGCAGCAGGCTTGCCTTTAAAGAGTTGTCCTTCAACGCCCATAGCTTCAGTGTATTTAGATTTAAGTGCTTCAACAGCAAATGCCATAGCATCATAGTTACCACTAGCCATGACATTATCATACCGTTCGATAGCTTCTTGTGACAAGTTTTCAGAAGCCCAGGAAATCATGTCTTGATAACCCTCGTCTCCTCCAACTAGACTACGAAGCTCAACAACATCTTCTTCAGAGATGTCTACGTCATCTGGTTGATTACCTTCAACTTGTTGACGGTACTTTAGATACTCAGCAGCAAGTTCTGCTGTATTCATTTGAGACAGTTGTTGCTTAGTCTCATCAGAAAGCTCACCAATTTGAGCCTCTTCCCAAAGAACATCAAGCAGGCTAACATCTTCAAGGTTAACCTCTTCTTCTGTTTCAAATTCACCGCCTTCTTCTTCGTTGTTTCGAGAGCCAAGTTTAGATTGAAGCTCAATGTAAGCTTTCTCTAATTCCTCAGCATCTCGAAACTTACCAGCTAGAAGTTGTTGTTCTTCAGCAGCTTGAGCTTCACCAACGGCAAGCGCCTCTTGTTCAGCTTCTGTAAATTCAGGTTGATCCGCAGGTGTGGGATCATACGTCAGTGTTGCCATGTGCAGTAGTTACTTTAAGATTACCAAGACCAACCTTAGTTACATAGTTGGGTGAACGACCAAGAGTGGGAGTACCAATCTTAGGCGAAGGTTCGTACTTATTAGGCTTGGGATCTTCGACCTTAAGTACAGGACGATCAGTAGGTGGATGTGCTACTTCACGTACATCACGTTCAGGTTCAACCTGAGTGGGTTTACGCCGGCTGCGGCGGTTGGGTGTTTGGTTGCTCATTTGGTTGTGGATATTTAGATGGATCATTCGCAGGTGAAGAAGCAAGCTGACCAATTTGTTTAGTCAGTTCCATTTGCTGCTGTTGCTGCATAGCCTGTGCTTGTTCATTCTGTACATCTTGCATACTCTTAACAAGGTTGAGAACATCAATACCTTGAGCAGCAGCAAGACGTTTGATAACCTCTTCAGGATTAACAAAAGTCTGAATAGCATCAGGACCCATTGTTTGTGCAATAGTCATCAGGAATGCACTAAGGCTTTCCCGATCTTGTCCTCTACCTAATGCATTGATACCAGCTACAATAGTAGGCTTGACAATACCTTTAGGAATACGAGGAATCTCGCCAGTCTTCTGGAAGACCGAGAGCTTACGGTTCAAGTAAGGAACTAGGAAGTCAACAGTCAGCATGGAGAATAGTCCACCGAGTTGTTGTTCCAGTTCAAGTTGTGTCATACGAACTTCTTCAGCTGTAGTACGTTCGCTGTCACGTACATTCATAATAAGGAATGCATCAGACAACCTACGCTCTAGTTGAAGAGCCATCTGATAAGCAGTACCGAAGTCTGCTGTCTTACCTACTTGAACAACTCCAATGTCATCAGGTCGTCCTTGGACAATCGCACCGTTACCTGCAGCGGCCAGAGTCTGCGGTTTAGTTGTGCTTGAGGGTGACACTACGAAGACGACTTTTGCAGCTGCTGCAGAGCCTTCTACGAGTGCCTGAGAGAGTGCTTCAAGAGACCGTAGATCTCCAATGAATTCCTCTACTCTACCACGACCATACATTTCACCATCAACAGAGTTGAAGCGAAGTGCTAGCCAGGGATTAGCATCAATAGGTGCTTTACCAAATGACTTTGGAATAACAGTGTCTTCTACTTCTTGGTGCCAGACATAGCGATTGTTATCACGACGAACATGTGTGTAGATGTCTACTTCATCACGATCACTACGCTTGTCTTTACCAACTTCATTAGGCTTAGATTTAGGAAGTATGTCTCCAAGTAGTTGTCTGGAGATACGTTCTTTGGTTACAATTTCAATGACGTTACCATCGCCATCTCGGTCTACAACATAACGGTTGAGAGGATACAGCCGAAGCCCATCCTTGCTCATGTAAATCAGAGCATTACCAGACACAACAAGGTGCTTCAATGCTTGGTGTACAACCACACGATCATCACTAGCAGCGATGGATTCCATGATAGTACGTTCGATCTTGGCAAATGCTAGATCAAGTTCTGATTTAATACCAGGTCCGTATTCCTGACCAAGCATTGTCTCATCCACTTGTAGCTTAAAGAAGCTAGTCTGAGGAGGAAGCAAGGCAAGCATCAGCTTAGAGGAAAGAGTAACAACACCTTTAGCACCTACTGATTGCCAAGGAGATGGCAGAGGTTTAGCTGTTTTATACTCTTCCTCATCATCACGGATAAGGTAAGGCAGGGTGAGTTCGGCTGCTCTACGCGCAATGGTTAGATATTGAGTGCGATCACCGTACAATAAATCGTACCGTTCTTTAGCAGACATTACAGGGTCAAGCCTCCAATGCTAAGGAGAGCAGCGAGGGGACTGCCGACGCCGCCAACAGCCTGACCACCACGCATATAAGCACGGCGACCTTGTGCTTGACGTTGCTTAGCACGAATCATATCAGAAGCATAGGATTGACCAAGTGCTGCCAGTTGAAGAGGATCACGATCAGCACTAACAGGTGCTAGAACATCAGCACTAACAGGTGCTAGAACATCAGCACTAACAGGAGCAAAGCTTTCAAGTGCGGGCATCTGCGGCATCATAGGTTCTTCCATTCCGCCGAACAGCCCATCAAAGAGAGAAGCGAAATCAAAGCCACCCAGGCCGCCATCACCCATACCACCATCACCCATACCACCATCTACGGGAGCAGGCATTGCAGGCATCGGAGCGGCAGGCTTTGCAGGTGCTGCAGGTTGTGCCATGCCACGAATTACAGCAGGGCGACCACCTTTACGGATTTGCATGCCGCCAGCCATTGGACCAGTTCCGGGAATAGCTTCCCGACCACCAATCCGCTGACCTTTAATCATTGCACCAGGACTACCAGGCGTCCCAATCATGCCTTGAAGAGCACGGGCAATATTACCAGTACCGAAACTAGGTTGACGACCAAACGGATCGTATGGAGTTTTCTGAGCTTGTCTGACGATTGTATTAGCTGCACCAGCATTAAGTCGAACGTCACGTCCGGCTTTATTCATAGCATCCATGCGCTTCACAATTTCCTGATTAGAAGCACCTGTTTGCTTAGAGATTTTTTGCAGCTCTTTACGGGTAATGCCACCAGCTTCTGCTTGACGGATTGCCGCCTTTACATTACCTTGTTGTTTGCCTTTTTGTTGTTGCTGCTTTTGCTGTTGAGCTTTACGATTAGCGTCTTGTTTAGCTTTCTGTTGAGCTTGCTGTTGAGCTTTACGATTAGCGTCTTGTTTAGCTTTCTGTTGAGCTTGCTGTTTAGCTCTGCGGTCAGCTTCTTGTTTAGCTTTCTGTTGAGCTTGCTGTTTAGCTCTGCGGTCAGCTTCTTGTTTAGCACGCTGCTGAGCCTCTCGCTGTGCCCGTTGTTGAGCCTCTCGCTGTGCTCTTTGTTGAGCTTCACGTTGAGCACGCTGTTGAGCTTCACGTTGAGCCCGTTGTTGAGCTTCACGTTGAGCCCGTTGTTGAGCCTCTCGCTGTGCCCGTTGCTGGGCTTCTCTTTGTTGGCGCTCACGCTGTTGACGTTCCCGCTCTCGTTGAGCTGCTGCGTTGTTTCTAGGCATTGTTCTCTTCAGTGAGTTGGTATTGTATCCACTCCACAACTGAACGTTGGCCAGAGCGATACATTATGAGATTAATAGGGTCATCCGGGTGGGGATTAATAGGTGGAAAGTTCTCCTCAAGTTTATCAAGGAGAACATTAAGTTGTAGTCCGCTTGTCTCTAAGAGACTAAGCATACTGTGGGAGGTTTGGGTTTGCATGTTCAAAGAAGGCAGGCATCCTAGCCCGACGTGTGTCAGAAAGCTCAGGTGCCTTACCTTGATACATTAAAGAGTCGCTGGAATCCAGCCAAAATTTTTTGTCTAAATATTTAATGGAGGTATTTCTACCTAGTGGCTCAAGAACCCAATTAATGGTTGCCCTCCTGAGCTTATCGAGAGAAGGACTCCAATCGAGACCAAGCTCAGTACATACCAGGCTATTGGCAGCCACGTGGACTTGTTCATCACGTGAAATGTCAGCGCTTACTGTTCGGAGACCAGCATCACCGTTAAATCTGAAGAATGGGAGGAGCACAAAGAAAATTGCACGTTCGGCAACCAGTGCTTTGAGGATTGTGTGATCTGGATGAGCAATCCAGGCGTCCCTAAGCTTCTTCGCTTCGGCTTCAGCCTTTTCATCAACGCCGATAGCGTTGGCGATGTAACCGAGTGCAAGGTCGTGATTTTCCTCGTCCTTGATATTGGATTGAAGGAGATCCCTCGCCAAGTTTGGAACTTCATTCTTTAGTGCATCAGTAATAAAATCTCCAACGGGTAGTTCCATATGGCGGATAGCCAGAGCACGGTAGATTGCTTCTTCCGCACCTTCACGGAGCTTCCCAGCTGTGGTCTGTACCGGAGACCACTTCCGTTTACGATTCAATAGTTTTTGATAGGGGTTCATTCGCCGCAATTACAATCAGGAGCAGGATCATTTAGAAGAGACTCCAGGTATGCGGTAACGTCGCCATCATCCAATGCGGCATAAGCATCAGACTTATCTTGAACGTCGCCCATTACCTGAAGCGAATAGTAAAGAGAAGTCTGTGGACTTGCCAACCAATCTTCGATGAATTGCTCATCATAGGTAACCACATCTGACCA